GTTTTTATAATGTATTTCTCTGTTAGCGTCTTTTAATTCTTCTATATCTTCTAACACTTTATCCATTTGTTTTCTTAAAAATTCTATGTTGACTTTGTTTAAAGCCATATTCTCTATATGTTTTTGTACCTTCTCCGTGGTCTTGTACAAATCTTCGATCATCATGAACTGCTCAGAATCAGCGGGCAATGAACCTAGTTGTCCACGTGGCCATTTAATTCTAAAATCTGTATTCTCAGTTAAGTCTTTAGACATTAACTCTACTTGTGTTGAAAGTTTATTTTGCGTCTCAATGATACCGAAGTAAGCCCAGGTCCCGATCGCAACCATCGCGATGAGGCTGGCTACCGTCTTCATAGGCATTTGAACCGCTGCTTCTTCTGAAATTTTGAGTGCCATTAGTTGTAACTGTATCCTGTTGATGGTTGATTATCTAAAACTTCAAATAGTTTTTTATGTTGGTCCATAATTTCTTTATCTGAATCCATCATCTTATCTACTTGATCTTCTAGTTTTAAAACTTGTGCTTGAAGTGTATGTACTTTATCTTCATGTACTGCCTGGATAGTTGAGAGTTCAAAAGTTCTAGATAGACTCCAGCCGGCTAACGCCAACAAGATTCCAACCAGTAATGTCATTAATTTTTCAATCATTCTTCCACCTCCATTTTTGAGTAATAAACTTCTTTTCCTGAAGTTTATTATTTTTGGAATCGGTATCTGTTGTACCATATTCTATCTGAGTTTCATAGGGAATCATACGATAGCTACATCCAGCTAAAAGAATTAAGGCCAAGGCTAGGCCAATTATCAAAGCCTGTACCGCCTTTTCAGTTGTTTGAATTCTTTTTCTTGCGTTTCTTCTTGCCCTTAGAATTTTTAAAGTTCTGAATTTCATTTTCAACTCCCGATACTTTTTCTTGAAGAACTGCAACATCTGATTTAAGCCCAACTGTGGTTGTGAGACTCCATCCGGAGAGGGCAATAAGAATAGCCAAGAGTGCAGTAATAATTTTATCATTCATATTAATTACAATTCATTTCGTCTACGTCCACAGGTTTTCCATTTGTGAAAACCCATAACCAAGACTCAATTTTTGTTCCTTCTTGTGTGTAAGTACATCTAGGTCCCACTGCAACACACGAAGTAAATGCAAGTAGGGATAATATTAATAATAGTTTTTTCATTTATTGACAGCTTTCACATTCTCCAGTCTCGTCAACCACAAGACCTTCTGGTTCATCTTTTACTTCACGACATTTACAGTTTTGACACGTGCATTCCCCATAAACATCTCCGTGAACATCACCCTCACAGTGACAATCACAATTACAATTTTTACACTTCTTCATTTTTTTCCTCAATTCCATAGAAGAATTTATCAGTATCCTCGGCCTTCCACTTCATATCATCTTCAACATTCCAATCTGAAGTTTGAACCCTCCAATCATATGGAACTTCATCTTTAACAGTAAACGAAGGAATACTCCATATAATTCTATTGTTGGGTTGTGCTGCATAATTACCGTCTTTCAACGCCATTATGTGCGCGCACTTATGTTCGTGCGGAATTTCCGAATGATCAGTGTCAACTATATTACTCTCTGGGTGTGCCCAGTCAACTGTAAAAAGATATGCACCCGGGTGGGTTTTCTTATCTTTTCCAAAAAACTTTCCAGATTGTCCGTCTAGGATATCAAAAGAAGTAACGCTAGGATAGTAACTAAAACAATTCCATAGCTCCAGCTCGTCAAGTCGCATCCTAGGAACTTCCTTTGCGTCATAACCTCTTTGAATAAATGCAGAGATCGGTAACCTATAGAAGACAGCACCATTTTCCATGATTGCATGAAAGAGTATAGGGCGCCCTGTAATTGATGCCAGGCCAAATATAATGCAGTCTTCCACTTCTCCATGGTGATCTTTGAGATCATAGAGATATTCTCTCCGGATCTGTGAATACAGCACGGGAATGTTTGCATTTAGATAGGCCATGCATAAATTAGTTTATTAAGCTGATTATTATAACAATGGCCACAACTACACCGATAGCTATTTTTTTATTAGCTACAGCTAGTGCCCATACGTGTTTTACTTTGTTCATAGTTTTCTCCTATTTTTATTTTATTGTACCCCAATTTGGTCCAGATTCATAGTCTACTTTGTTAGGAACTTCAAGGGTTACGGCTTGTTCCATCATCTCTTTTATCTCCTCTGCGTGCGCAGGAGTAGCAACAGATATATCTAATTCATCATGTACTTGTATATGTGGTACTATTCCCAAATTTTTATGTAATTCAATCATTGCTTTTTTTGTCATGTCAGCAGCGGATCCTTGAATTAATCTATTTAATGCTTTGTAAGTATAGGCACGTTTAATTCCTGGTCCGTGTTCCGCGAGTGCTGCTTCATGTGACAATGCTTTATGAATTCCGAACTGATTGGGCTCCCATAAATGGAAGCGACACAACCTTCCAAGTAAAGTTCTAATCTTACCCGAATCTTGAGCACGGTGCATCACGTTGTCCATCAGTTGTTTTACAAATGGAACTTTAGAATGATATTGTCTAAATAAGCTTTCAGCTTTTTCTTTAGACACACCCAACTCTGCTTGTAATTTATTTTTTCCCATACCATAGAACAGACCAAGGTTTATAGTCTTAGCCTGTGATCTAGGTATCTCTGCCATGTCTGCGACAATGTCATGAAAATCTGCATCGCCTTCACGATACGCTTCCAATACTTCGTCCACTCCATAGAGATTCTGTAAAGTTGCATAGTGTACTACTAATCTTGGTTCTTGTTGGGAGTAATCAAAACATCCCCAAGTATGTTTTTCTTCGGGTAGAAATAATGATCTAATCATAGGTCCTAACACAGGATCTCTAGCTGGAATCTGTTGTAAATTTGGATTAGAATAAGAAAATCTGCCAGTTACTGTTCCACCATTATCTCCTCTTAATTGGTTAATTTCTGCATGAATTCTTCCCTTGTGAGAATGTTTAATTATGGTATCAATGAAGGTGGTATGGGCCTTGTTTATTTCACGAGCCCGGGCAATGTGTTTCACTAGTGGGTGGGGGTGATTCACTAAAAAATTTTTAGTAAAGGAAGGAGCAGATGTTTTCTCGGTTCTATCGTAGTCTAAGTCAAGCTTATCAAAAACTTGTGCAATGGATCTTGCTGCCCATATTTGGGTATCTATCCCTGTTTCTTTTTTTATTTCTTGTAATGATTGTTTTTCTTGCGCAAGTAATGTGGTTTTCAATTTATGCGCTGCTTCCACATCGACGCGAACGCCTTTAAATTTCATATCAACTAATACAGGAAACAATTCTGTTTCCATATCCATAATTGAATTTATATCTTGAAGATCTATTTCTTTCTTAAGTTCTTGCCAAAGTTGTAAAGTTATCTCAGCATCTTTTTCTGCATATGCGCCAACGTAAATGGCAGGTAGTTTATACATTTCTGCCTTGGCGTCAACACCCCAAGACTTTGCAGCTTCATATAATTCTGTTTCATTCTTTCCTTTTCCAGTGTATCTTTTACTGCAGTTGTTTAAGTCATAACGCATTTGATTTTCATCAACCAAAGCCGACGCTATCATTGTGTCGACTATTTTACCGTTAATACTTAAACCGAGCGCTCGTATCCAACATACGTCATACATGGCGTTGTGAAAGATTTTTATGGCTGGTGTATCTAATACAGCTTGAAACCATTTCAAGACTTTTTTACGATCCATGTTGCCGCCACCTTCGTGAGCAATTGGATAATAACCACACCAATCTTTAACAGCAACTGCTATGCCTACGATTTCTCCTGCTCCTATAACAGAACCAGAACCACCTCTATTAATATTTAAGTTAGGATCTTTAGTTTCTAGGTCTATTGAAATTTCATTATACTTGGAGAGGTCTGGAAATTCTTCCGGTGGTAACCATTCTGTTTGTGGTTTGAAAAGTGGTTGTTGTATCATGAGTAATCTCTTTCTATAATCATTTCTATGAAGTGAATTGCTTTTTCTAAATCTTGTTTTTTTCCTTTCAATCTATGTCTTAAGATATATTTTATAACGCATCCTTCGGGGTAAAGCAATTCGTTTTCAATTACAAATTGACTTGGCTGAATTTTAAAGTTCTGATAATGTGATCCTCCAATTTGTTTTTTGTAAGCTTTACTCATGAATGTCGTCCATAGGGTAACTTTTATATTCGTCTTTAGGTTGGATAATATGTAAATTCTCTTTGGTTCTTGTGGCACCTACATAGAAGAGACGATTCTCATCATCAGGATTTTTTTCATAGGATTTATGGGTGTTGTGACTTAAATCGGTTAATAATGCAACATTTTGGCGTTCTCCTCCTTTAACACTATGAATAGTGGAAAGATGAATTCTAGGCTCTTTATTTAAGGCTTCACCATTTCTTCTCATGGCTCTTATATATTCTTTACGTTCAATAGTGCAGTCATCAAATGCATTAAACCATTCTGTATTTATTTTTAATCCAAAATCTTTGGTAAGTTTATTAATTTCATGAAAAGAATCTTTAGTCATCCCTTTAAGTTTTATTTTTTCCCAATGTGTGGGTCCCATGTACTTAGAGATTTTTTCTATTTGTTTTGAGGAAAGTAATTGTCCTTTACGTAAATTTTCCCAATCAGTAGCGGCTTCTTGAATGTCTTTTTCATATGATTTTTGAAATCTATTTTCATAATAAAAACCTTTAGTTCTCAATGTTTCTTCTAATGCGTCTAACATATACTTGGTTCTAGCTAGAACCATCCATTCTCCCGAAGACATATCTATGTCTTCAAATGCATTATGGATAGTAAGTGAACCCTCTACTGTTCGTGGTAACCAATTTTTAGGAATTCTATTTGAAACTCTTCCAATAATTTTCATAGCTGCATCATGTACTTTTTTAGGTATTCTTCGTGATTGAATAAGAGGTAAAAGTTTTCCAGTTTGAGTAATAAAACTATCTACGTCTGCACCCGCCCATCTAAAAATAGCTTGATCATCGTCTCCTGCAATAAAAGAGTCGGCTGTTTTATTCCAAATTGCTTTGGTCATATCCCATTGCATTAAAGATAAATCTTGAGCTTCATCAACAAAAACTACTTCAAATTTAGGAATTGCAGCGTCTGATTTTGTAAACTCTAAAATCATGTCATTAAAATCTATTAAGTTGTATTGTTTTTTATAATTGTTTAATTCATTGGCAATAATAACTAATTTATCATACTCCACATCTTGGTTATGTTCCTGTAAATTAAACTGTTTGTCTAGTGTAATGTTTCTAAGTTTGGCTAAATTAATAATACGTAAGTAATCACTTTTAGTTGTAAATAATCCTGTTTCTTCATCATCATAATCATTGTAGTCTAGGGGAACATTTATTTGTCTACCTAAATCTTCATAATGCCTGCTTTGCATAACATTATTTTTATTAATTCCTAATCGTCTAAATGCTAATGAGTGTAAAGTTCTAAAATAAGGAAGATCATCTTCAGATAAATTAAATTTATTCATAGCCCTACCTTTGGCCTCGTTAGCTGCTTTTTTAGTAAATGCAAAATAACCTACTTTATCGGGATCAGTATTTTTTAAATAATCTTCTACCTTATTTAAAAGAGTCCATGTTTTTCCCGTTCCTGGGGGTCCTATGACTATTGTTTTCATTAATATGGATCCTTTGGTTTTAGTGGTTTAGATTGATAAGTGTTTTCTGGTTTTTCAAAAGCATCCACAATCATTACGCTAGGTCTTTTTTTACCTATAGTAATTCTATTATCATCCTTACACTTACAGTGTTCTTTTAACATTTGTTGAGTGGGTTGAGATTTTTCTCCCCATTTTTTTCTTTGTAAGTATCCATGAAAAAATTTACTAAAAATAAAATGATGTTTACCCTCAGAAGTCCAAACATTTCCTCTTAAAATATCTCCCTTAGTAGTATCTTTTGCAGTACGATTAGTACAAAATTCTTCCAAATGATCTTTGAGTTGATCAATAAGAGAAGATCCTTGTGGTGCTTTAATAATTTCTACGCCTGCTAGTAGCAAATCTGTAAATTTATCAAAATCACCTGCTTTGATCCTAGGTGGTTTTTTATTTATTTGTTTTGTTACAGTTCTTCTAAATAATCTTTGCTCTATTAAACAATCTATATTGTCTAATTTAACTCTTTCTCCATCTACATTAACCCAATAGTATGGTTCATCTAATTCTACTTTTTGTAAATCACTTAATTCTGGAAATACAGACTCTCCACCAATACCATATTTTCTAGTCTTACATAATTTTTTATCACAATGACTACACATTGGTTCTTCATTGCATTTGAATCCTAGTTCTTTTTTACTATTAAATTTAATTTTATCTTGAATAATTTTGTCGTCTAAAGGCTCAGAAAAATATTTATAGTTAAAAGGATTAACTTTTTTGCTCCATTCTTCTGGCCATTTTCTTTTGGCATATTGAATATATTGATAAAGAACTCTGTCTCTACCATCATCTAATTTATTTTGTGTTAATGATTCTATACATGGTGGCCCATCGCTGAATTCAGATTCTGGTCTTTTTATTTCTAGTCTTTCTAGGTGTTCTGGTGTTAATTTATTTCTTTCGTATAAATCGTAGAAGCCTTCAATTGATGCAGCCTCCCCACTTTCGAGAAAGGCGTACCTCATGGTATCATCACCATTAAAATATGGTAAATTTAAAAAGTTTCCTGTATCCTCTTGTGATTTTAATTCTACTTGTTTCGGAAAAACTTCTGATCCTCCGTATCCCAACACTGCACTAACTGACAAAAGTTTATCTCTCATTAATTGAGCAGTCACTGGAACAGTGGTAAAACAAAATACATGAGCCCCTCCACTTTTAGATCTGCATACTACTAATGGTAGATTAAGTAATTTAATTTTATTTATTAATTTTTTGTGATCAAATCCTGCATACGAATCTATATCAATACACCCCCATATGCATTTGTTTTCATCATTAATTGGAATGATTCCTAGACTTGGCTCAGTTCCTTGTAAATGGTTACGCCATAAATTCTCGGTGACAGGATCTCTTTTTACAAAAGATTTCCCTTTTATTTTTTCGCCATTTCCTTTTTTATCAACGTAAGTGACACCATGTGCTCTTTCTAATCCTTTAAATATTTCTATAAATTTTTCCATAATAATTGTGTCTTGGGCGTTTCCACTCTCGCTTCGACGCCCAATCCTAGGAATCTAGTTCACACTAGATGATTAATAAGGTGAATCGTTTTTAGATTCTTCAGATCCGTGTTTCACTTTTACTAAACCCTTGCTGTTTTTTTCAGCAAAACTTTTAGCAATTTCGTAAACACCTTTATCTGTAACCGGACCAACTTTAGATACATCCCATCCAAACCATGTTCCTTTGTCATTAGACATCTGAACAGTCTTTAGATTATAAATGTGGCTATATGTTG